ACGCTCTTCCGATCTCTGGCTTGTGAGATTGGCATAAGCAGAGAGACTTGCCACTCTTGGTCAAGAGAAGATGGTAACGAATTTTCTGACATCCTCAAGCTAATCTCTCGAAAACAAGAGCGCGAGTTGCTGAATAATGGCCTGTCTGGTGACTTCAACTATTCTATCACCAAGATGATGCTATCCAAGCACGGCTATTCTGACGCGACGAAACAGGAACTGTCTGGGCCATCAGGCGGTGCAATCCCAATCGAGATCAAGCGGACTATTATTGATCCATCAGAGGCGTGACATGGGCATTTTTGATTTACCAACTGGCGCAAACCCAGCCAAAGATACGCCAGTTGGCAAGGACGAAATGGGTCGCACCATTTACCAAACAGGCTATGGTGCGCAGTATGTGATGCCATCTGCGCCAAAGCCTGCCATTGCAAGGCCCGCACCGATTGAGACGCAAGGGCCACGAGCGTATGCAGATCCAGCCCGCCTTTCTAGTCTAGGGTCTTACGTTAAAGACCTTATGGGAATGCAAGGCTCATACAGCACAGAGGATCTTCGTGCCGCTGGCTATACGCCGTCTGAAATTTCAGCATTTTCTATGACGGAAGTGCCAAGTCGGCCACCAAATCAAGAATACAACCGAGATAGACAAGCAGCACCGACAAACTATTTTGAACCCCCGAATCCCACGTTGCGCGAGGGGGCTATAGAACTTGTTCAAGATGCTTTAGTGAAAAGCGTTGGCATGGATAACTATAACGCTGGCGTGTATGCCAGACGCGTCCTTGGAGATCCAAATGCAAAAAACATATTGGACAGGATGGGCTTAATTGACACTGCCCTAATATTCGCAACTGGTCCAGAAATGGGTGTTGCAACAGGTGCGGCAAAAGCTACCGCAGCAATGTCTGGTGTGTTTGGCGCTCAAGAAGGGGCAAGGGCTACCGCTAAAAGCTATCAACAAGGCGATACACTTTTCACCGGGCTTAACGCCATAGGAACTGTTCTCAGTCTTGGGTCTACTTTGCCATTTGTAAATTCAATGCTTCGTGGGATGTCTGGCATACCCGAAAACCTAAGCAGGCCCGGTCCTATGCCAACCCTATACAGCAACCCAATCGTTGGCGATGTTGGCAGACCGCCAGTGACGTTTGCTGATGCAGAACGTGCCATGCAGGAAGCGCAGCCGTTGCCTGCAATGACCGCGCCAGAGCCTGTAAAAGCCCCGCCTGTGACAATGGCAACCGCAAGCCTACCGACGGCGCCGACAACGCCTAATGCGCTTCCAGCGCCCCCGCCAGCCTTTGTGCGCCCAGTGCCGATTGAGGCAGCGCCGAAGGTATCCCCAGAAATGATGGCAAGGCTTGTCACAGCCCCAGAGATCAGCATCATTGCCAGAGATGTTCCAGTTGGGAATACGGCCAGCGTTCAAGAGCAGATTGCACGGCAGAAATCGGCGTTTCCCGCCGCAGAGGGCTGGGCACCAAACTCAATGGTGGTCACGGGGGTTAAGACAAAGACGTTTAAGCCACCAAAGAAAAAAGCAACAGAAACTGATGTTGCACACGCAGCAAGGGTTGAGAAGGCCAGAGCAAAGCACGAAGACACGTTTGAGGTCGCGTATAAAGAAGTTCCGTACAAATTCGACAAGCCCCCAATGGGCGTGGCCTCTGCAGACTGGCAGAAAACTATGGTCACGCGCCAAGTCCAAGAGATCAAAGACTTGGCTGATCGTGTTAGAGCAAAAGATCCGGCAGCTATTGCGATTGTAAATGAGGCAAATTGGTATCGGTCAATGCGCAACAGCTTGCGCAAAGAGTTTGGCGGCATGGGAGACGTGTTTGCTGATGTTTTAGGAGCGACATCGGCGCAAACTGGCGTTGAGATGAACTGGAACAACGCCATTGAGGTTTTGCGGCGCTTTAGTCGCGGAGAGTTTGACAAAGAAATCAGCATGTATGACGAGATGCTGAAAAAAGGCAACGTCAATCCCACAGTGCTTGGGAAAATGCACAATGACCCAGATAATCCTTTCCGCCTTATCACCAGCGCGGCAGGATCTCTTTTCAACACCAACAGCCCAGCAGCAACGAAAGCGCTGTTTGATATGTTCCGCGTGGCAACTGGAGCGCCTAAGACGCCAAACTTCACTGGCAACTTAATTGGGTATACCAACGCTGCAACCATTGACGTATGGGCCGCACGGCATCTGCGCAGGCTTGCTGGCCTTGATAGAATCCCCCCACCTGCGGAAAGCGGCGTGACTGGAGCGCACCTAAAAGGGTCCACGCTCGAACAGCCAAACGTTAGCGGTGAGTTTGGTTTTGGCCAAAAAGTTATGGCTGGGGCGGCAGATGAGGTTAACAAGCAGGGCATCATCAGTGCGGTTGCGCCAAACCTGCAAGACATGAACCCAGATGATCTCCAAGCAGTTGCGTGGTTCATTGAGAAAGAACGCTGGACCCAGAACGGTTGGACATCCAAAGCAGGTGAAGGTGGTTCGTTTGAGTTTGAGTCATCTCTTGCCGGGGCCGCAGATCCTAATTTGGTTAGGACGTTGCGCAGAAGGGTAACTGAAAGTTTCAAGCCACCACCAATGCGGAAAAAAGATACCGCAGATTCATATGCAGCTAGGGTTGCGGAGTTAAGGGCCGCACATGAGGCAGGTGCGGCGGAAGCACAAAAGGAACTCGACCAACTCAAAGCGCCATTGGCTCGATATGTCCTTGGCATCAGCGTCGAGCGCCCCGGTTTGCGTCCTACAAACGTCCAGCAGGCCGAGATTGCCGGGCGTTTGGGCGAACCCGCCAAAGCAGATCCGAGCGTTGTAACGTATCAGATCAACAACACTTATGGCCGCTTTATGCAGTCAGATGAGCGGGCATTCAATGCCGAGTTTGTGGTACGACAGAACTTTGACCCGGCAGGCGTAACGCGCCGCATGGTCGAGGTGGCTAAAGAGGCCGACCAAGATGCGGCATTCATCTCAAAGGTAGTTCCGCTTCGAACCCCAGAAAGCCGACCGGGGGTTGAGATTTATTTCCGCAAGCGGCAAGGTCCAGACTTTGCGCGAAAGCTATCTGACAAGCTAACGCAGTACGGTGTTGATGGGTTTACGTTTGTGACTGACAGCCGTGTAATGGATCGCCCCGGCGCACAGGCGGGTCTTGCAGACGAAGCGGTCGCGGGGATCAACGGTTTGCGCTTTCAATATATTCCTGAGTTTGATATGGGTAGGGATGCATGGGCAGCGATGTCGCCCGCCGAAAAAGCTAAAAAGATTGACGATGTCGAAATTTTGTTTGCAACAATTGCAGATGATATAGGAAGAACAGAGCAAGGCGTAAGCGCTGCAAATCTTATGCACTATGAGACCAACGTAATTGGGAGGGATCAGTACGATGGACTACTTGGAACGAGTGCTGCAACACTTGGTAGATAATGGAAAAGGCGAAGGCTTTATGGCCCGCTCCTTGCGTGATCAGATCGCGGCTCAGGGCCGAGGTCAGAGTGCGCAAGATGTGTACATCACTGGCATGATGAAGCGAGAGCCAGAGCGGGTTAAGTGAACCTAAACATCAATACCCCGCGCTGGGCTGTTCCAATCCTCAAGAAAGAACACGCCCGCTACATCGGTGCATTCGGTGGGCGCGGCTCTGGCAAGTCAACCTTCTTCGCTGAGTGGATCGTTGAGCGATGCGTGATGAAGCGCACAGATGTTGTCTGCGTTCGTGAGGTGCAGAAGTCTCTCAAGCAATCCGTCAAGAAGCTGATCGAGAACAAAATCCAAGAACTTGGCGTGGGCCATCTGTTTGAGGTGCAGCAGGCGGAGATCAAATGCCCGCACGGTGGCGTCATCATCTTCCAAGGGATGCAGAACCACACAGCCGACAGCATCAAGTCGCTTGAAGGCTTTGACATCGCTTGGGTGGAAGAAGCGCAGTCGATTAGCCAGTTTTCGTTAGACCTGCTGCGCCCGACAATCCGCAAGCCCGGCTCGCAGTTGCTATTCAGTTGGAACCCGCGCTACGAGGACGATCCAGTTGAGACGCTGCTGCGTGGCAACAACGCACCGACCGACAGCATCGTGGTCGAGGTCAACTATTCCGAGAACCCGTGGTTTCCTGACGTTCTACGCGACGAGATGGAATACGATCTGCGGCGCGATCCAGACAAGTATCTGCACGTCTGGAAGGGCCAATATGTTCGCAACAGCGAAACGCGGGTGTTTAAGAACTGGGTCATCGAGGACTTTGAAGCACCACCTGATGCTGTCCATCGGTTCGGTGCGGATTGGGGCTTTGCATCCGATCCGACAGTATGCGTTCGCTGCCACATCATAGGCCGCAAGCTATACATCGACTATGAGGCTTATCAGGTCGGCTGCGAGATCGTGGACACGCCATCTCTGTTCATGTCCATCCCAGAGGCTGAGAAATGGCCAATGGTAGCCGACAGCGCGCGACCTGAGACGATCAGTCACATGCGCAAGAACGGCTTTCCCAAGATACAATCAGCCGTCAAGGGTGCGAAGTCTGTTGAGGAAGGCATAGAGTGGCTGAAGTCGTTTGACATCGTTGTGCATCCACGCTGCAAGCATACGATTGACGAACTG